TAACTGAACTGTATGTGCGCCACAATACCGCGGGCAAAACCTACGAAGATATGTTCGAAACTATGAAGTTTGACACATTTTTGAGTGCTGAAGAAGCAGTTAAATGGGGTCTTGCTGATAAAGTAGTGGAACACCGCCCTAGTTAAATGTTCCTAGTGTAAGAGCCCTTGCTGTGCTAAATATAGAAAAAGCACACAAGGGCTTTCGCATTTACGGAACAAAACCATGGTAAAAACATTTGACGCAGGTAATTTAGAAAATATTCCACGTGGTAGTCTGCTGTTAGTTGAGAACGATCTCAGCGGTGATTTAATCGACGGCGGCACTATTACTAACTTCGCCAGTACAGGTATTAAAGATCTAGCAACTAAGCAGACTTTAGTAGTTGAAGATGACAAGATTACTGTGCAGTCCATTAGCGTTAAGAACGTTGAGGGCAACACAACATTCCGCGGCGATGTTAAGATTTACGGTGTTTTAGACGCAGGATTTGTTCGTACAACTGAATTAATTACCAATCAGATCTACGAAAAGCAATATCTAGAGTTTGCACACGGCGAAAGCGGAACTAACGTAGGTACAGGTCTTCTATGGCCGGGACAACCGTATAACAAGCAGTTTGTTCTAATGGCAGGTCCGGATCGCTTCTTTAGTACAGAAAGCGTTGAAATTGCCAAAGGTCGAAACTTTATTATCGGTGGTGCTAGTGTTTTAACAAGCGAAAGCCTAGGCAGTAGCATTGTAAATTCCAGTCTAAAAACTGTGGGAACACTGCGTGATTTGAATGTCAGCGGTGCTGTTAATTTCAATGATTTTGTATTCTATAACCCTGTTGCTAACCGTTTCAGCCTAGGACAAGATCAAGCTACTGCAAAATTCACAGTCTATGATTGGGAAAATAACGTCGAAGTTGTTATCGATACAGACGAAAAAGGCCGTGGCCGTATTGGAACATTAAACACTAAGGCGTTAGACATTATCACAGATGATCAAGTTCGAGTCAGTGTTGATGAGCAAGGACATATTACATTCGGACATGAGCTACGAGACAGTACTGTTATTCGTGCATATGGTAAATTATCTGTCAATGTTAAGAATCCAACTGAAGCATTTGAAGTCGGCGGCAACATGCGTGTTGGCGGAAAACTACATGCTAGAGGCATTGAACCACCAACTCAAGGTGCTTACCAACAGGGCGACATTGTTTGGAACGACAATCCATTACCGCAGGGATTTATTGGTTGGGTTTGTGTAAGATCCGGCACTCCGGGCACTTGGAAAGTATTTGGCGAAATTCGCGCCTAATGACTTGACAAACGTAAATACAGCAACTAAAATATAGTTTAGCGGTTCTAAGACATTCATCCCGCTTTATAAATTCTGCATGTCATCAAACTTGCTACCTAATAAAGGAGACTAGAGATGGCAAATCTACAACCCGTACTTTACAAGTACACCTCAACAAAAGAATATCACGACGCTTTTCCCTGTGCTTATAGACAATGGCGTGCTGATAGTCACTGCAACCTAATTCACGGTTACAGTTTTTCAATGAAGTTCTATTTTGGCACAAACGATTTAGACGTTCGTAATTGGGCGGCTGACTACGGTGGTTTGAAAGAACTCAAAAAGATTTTAGAAGACCAATTCGACCATACACTTATTGTGGCTGCTGATGATCCAGAAATGGATACATTTAAAATGCTACAAGAAAAGAACATGGCTAAGATTGTGGTTCTACCTAAACTAGGCTGCGAAGGACTCAGTGATATGCTTTACAAGTATGTTAATGGAGTTTATATTCCAGAAATGTGGGGACCTAGCGAGGCTGCTCGTCTGTGGTGCTACCGTGTAGAAGTACGTGAAACTCAAAGCAACATGGCTTTTAGAGAAGGGCATCGTGAATGGAATGAGGATCTATTTGCGTAAAATTTGGCGAATTTGGGCCAAGGCGTTAGGTGAAAAGGCAGGTGCTACTAAGCAAGAAGCTGATATGGTAGCACTGGTTAGAACCTTTATTATCCTGTCGTATTTGGCAACAAATGTCTTTATTGTTGCTGGTGTTATTAGGCATTGGTAATTGACAATCCCACATAAATCCTGTATAATTGTATTTTATAAGGAGCTTTTATGTGGGATTCTTTTCGTAATTGGTATATCTATAATCAAGATGCAATTTCTTGGTTTATCATTGGTTGGCTTTCTTTTGCCTGTCTTAACAACCTTGCCATCGGTAACTATGTTTGGGCAGGTGTTGATTTTGCATTAGCCTACTTTAACTACAAAATGACAAAGGTGAGAATGTGATTGATTTCGCAGGCACAATGAACGACGCAGACACACAGTATAAGATTATCCAAGATATTCTACATCAAGGTGTTTGCGAAGTTGAATTCACTAAAGTAAGCGGTGAGCATCGAGTAATGAAATGCACACTGCATCGAGACTGGATGCCCAGTGAAGCTATTCACGAACATCACCAAACTCGATTATACGACCCCGAAACTATTTCAGTTTGGGACACAGAAAAACAAGGCTGGCGTAGTTTCAAGACCATGCGAGTCATAACTGTAAAGCTACAAAATGACACAGAAACGATGGACAGTTAAAGTCGAGGAAGATCCCGAAACTGGCGATCTTATATTACCATTTAGTCCCGACATGCTAGCACAGGTCGGTTGGGACTTTGGTGATATTATCCAGTGGAAAGATAATAACAACGGTTCTTGGACTCTAACTAAGAAAGATACAGACGAAAATGGGTAAAATTGGTTTTGCCTGCAAATGGATCGATAGCCCTGAGCAAGTTAATGGCATTAAGCCCAAAGACGATGCTAAGAAGTTCAATACTGGCTCTACAACTGTCTCTTGGTTAAATAGACAGACTAAATCCGTTGCAGAAGAAAAATTGTGGGATTTGATGAAAGGCAACATCGAATCCACAAAGTTGTTAGTTGAAAGAGTAGGAGAACTTGATGAAAATCTTAGGATGGTTCGTATTAGCAGTGATATCCTTCCTGTATATACTGAACCCAGATGGAGTTACTTCTGGCGCCAGCCTGATGTTATTCAGTATCTTGAGCGCCATTTTCTCACTGTTGGGGATAGTGCTCGCAGGCGCAATGTACGTCTTAGTTTTCATCCTGGCCAGTTTACTGTTCTTGCTAGCGACAATCCTGACATTGTTCAACGTAGCATAGAGGAGTTTGAATATCATGCGGATATGGCACGTTTCATGGGCTACGGCAAATCCTTTCAGGACTTTAAGATCAACGTCCACATCGCGGGTCGAGCCGGTCCAGAAGGTATCCGAAGTGCCTACAAAAAACTATCAACAGAAGCAAGAAACTGTATTACTATCGAAAACGAAGAAAACGCCTGGGGGTTAAATGATTGTCTCAGTCTTAGCGATCTGCTACCTATTGTTCTTGACATCCATCACCATTGGGTTCGAGAGGGGGAGTACTTGGATCCTAGCGATGCCCGAGTTACACGGGTTCTTGACAGCTGGCGCAATGTTCGTCCTACTATGCATTATTCCCAATCAAGAGAAGACGTCTTGGCCGGACATTGTACAAACACTATTCCGGATTATAAATCTTTACTAGCATCGGGATATAAGAAAGCCAAACTTCGTGCCCATAGTGATTTCTATTGGAACGTACCGGCGAATGACTGGGCATTGAGTTTTACTGACAAGTTTGACATCATGTGTGAGTCAAAGGCTAAGAATTTAGCATCTAGAGCACTGTACGAATACAGTAAAAAATAATTTAATCTACATTAAAAAAGGGCCTTTGCGGCCCTTTTTATTTTGCTTTTTTAGCTTTCATTGCAGCCGGCTTTTTAGGAGCCTTTTCTGCTTTGGGCTTTGCTGCCTTTTTATCAGCGGCTTTAGCTGTCTTTGCGGCAGTTTCACCAACTTTAGGCGCACGTGGTTTGCGTGGCTTTTTAGCAGGTTCTGCAGGTGTAGCGGCTAGATCAACTGGTTCTAGATCTAATGCAACTGAAACTGCATCAACTTTAGCTTCAACTACTGGCTGTGCCTTGTTTGGGTTATCAACATGGACGGCCCACTCATCTGCGGTAAGTTTATGTAGGCCAACACAGTTTCCTGTAGGGCTACGACCACAACCGCACTTAACCGGTGTTGGCTCTTCAACCTTATATGGTGGGTTTTCTGCTACTACCGGTTCTGGTGTCTTTCCTAAGAAAAATTCTTTAATTGCTTTAAACATCGATATCTCCTTGCAAGTAATTTCGATAGTATATTTACTATAGCTTTAACCCTATTAAAAATTTTCAAACAACTTCCTTTGACTAACATAAAATAAATACTTGTTAGAATACTACCTGATGTCAGAAAATCTATAGATTTTTACCAGAATAAATATGGTGTAGTACAGAGGAAATTATGCCACTAAATCAGCAAACAATTAATATCGGCAGCGAACCAAACGACGGTACAGGCGACAGTGTTTATGTTGCCTTCCAGAAAGTTAATTCTAACTTTACGGATATCTATACACTGTTAGGCTTTGGCGCTGGCTTTAGTTTTTTACGACTTAAAGAAGCTCCTAGCACACTAAGACCCAACGCTATTCTGCAGGTAAATGCAGAAGGAAATAAGTTCCTTAACAAGGTACTAGTTGCAGGCACAGGTATTAACATTGACTTTGTAACCAGTTCTACAGAAATTAGAATTGTTAATACTGCTTCTAGTTTGTCTAGTGATAAGAATCCAACTCTTGCGGCTGATATTAGCGGTGAGAATGCCTTTAGTTTAATTAACATGGACAACACAGGTCCTCATGCTGATTGGGATGCTGTAAGTCGTAAATGGGTATATGAAAACTTTGTCAATAGAGATGGTATAACAAGATACGACACTACCAGTTTAAGTGAAACCGCATACAACGGATCTAGTACAATTCGAAGCAATGTTCAATTGCTTATGGATCCTACTAGTTCTACACACATTGTTAATAAGGGCTACGTAGATAACCTAGTAGATAATAGCGGATTTGCCAGCGGACAGAACTTCTTTGTAGCATTAACAGGTGACGATCACCAATATACATTGCCTAGCTATAAGAGAGGTCGTGCTTATGCTTACGCATTTAGAACAGTAAATCGTGCGGCTGCGGCAGCTGAGCAATTTATTGCATCTAGCCAGATTACATTAGGCCCATATCAAAAGACAGTTACTATGAGCAATGGCACAGCCAAACCTGTAGTTACTGCTATTACAACCAGTACTTTATTAGACACTAGCTCTTTTGGTATTAGACTACGTTTAACTTTAGATCCTGCAAGTTTTAACATTGGTAGTGATCCATTCATCAATAAGAGTATCTTTCCGGGCAATTATATTGTTGGTGCAAGAAGCGAAGCTATTGGTCTTATCGAAGCTATCACACTAGACAGCGTTAATGGTTACGAATACTACGACATTACTCCTGTCGATTATGCACAACCCTATAGAATGGCTATTGAGCCAGAACCGTTTAGCTACAACACCTATGTAACATCCGGCGGTGCTGTTACTGAATGTGCGTTCTTACTTGACGTTGCTGACAGCATTGATATCCCAGACTTCTGGGTAGGTTATAAATTTGTAATTACAGATGCTAGCTATGGTGTTAAGAGCTATGGGTATGTCAAAGAAATTATTCAAAACTTAGACGACGACTTAAACGTAAGAGATACAATCGTTGTAGAATTTGCAGACGGTCTTGGATTACAAGACGGTGACGTTGTTGATTATGACAAGTGGCACGTCTATGCTGCCGACTTTGAACTTAACGAAGAATTAATTTGGGGTCAGAAGCAGAATAAGAATCAATGTACTATCATGATCGAATCAGGAGAGTACGAAGATCAGTATCCTATCAAGATATCTGAGAACTGCTCTATCCGTGGCGATGAATTTAGACGTTGTGTTATTAGACCAGCACCGTTGTTCGGAACAAGACTTCCTGGTATCAGCGGAAGTAAATGGGCTAACACTTACTTCTATAGAGATGCTCAAATCGATGGCATCCTTGTTACTCAATTAAACACTGGTACAGATTATGCTAGCGCCGCTAACATAACTATTGATTCTACCGACAATGATCCAGTAACAAAAACAGTTACAGTTTCTTTAAGTGCAGGTTCTGCTAGCTCTAGTTGGATTGGTAAGATCTTTAAAACTTCTGGTAGTGTAGATGCACAGGGTGAAATCCGTTCTGTAAGCGGAACAACATTCGAAGTTTCTCTTGCACAGAACGCTTCTAACTATGAAAAGACTGCTTACAATTATACAGTAGGTGACAGTATTGCCTACGGTAGCTGGCACATCTATGATCCTTACAAATATGGTTATCACTATTTGAGAGATGCTAGCCGTCCAGTTGATACTCTAACAACATTAACTAACAGTGGCGGTTATAACAATGCTGCCGATATTCTGTTGGAAAACAAAGAATTTATCAAGGCAGAATGTATTGGTTTCTTGAACACAACATATCCTAGCTTTGTATTCAACGAAGACAAGTGTGCTAGAGACGTTGGCATCGTTATTGATGCTATTGCCACAGACTTAAGAGACGGTGGTGACAACTATACTATCAACGCAGGTGATAGTTATAGAAATGTCGCAGTTGTTAAAGGATCACAGCTAGCTGAAACTGTTGCCGCAATTAACTACATCAATACTATCGGCCAGAGAATTATTAAAAATCTAGCGCCAACTACTTCTTATCAAGTTGTTGAAGAACAGGTATTCACTGACCCAGTTGGTGGTACTTTAGTAAGTAGTGGAAGTGATGTAATTCTTGCAGACCTTGTGCAGGCATGTTCTAGAATTATCAACAACGATCCGGATTTTAACCCTCCAAAATATAACGATCAGATGGACGTCTTCTTAATGAATGACGCAACTATTAACCGTTATATCAGTGCCCAAGGACACGGCGGCTTCATGAAGGTTCTAGATCCAGATGGACAAATCCTTGCTAAGTCTCCATATACTCAAACAGCGTCAAGCTTCTCTAAGAGCTATAACAGACACGTATTCTCCGGCGGTATGTTTATTGACGGATTTGCAGGCAACACTGTAGTTAGAACTGGCAGCGTTACAACTGCTACCGGTACTGGTTATCCTGTAAAGATTAATTCTGCACTAACAACTGGCAGTATTGGTCGTCCAAGCATTGTACCAGGCGAAGGATATATTCGTCCTCAAGTTCCTTGCTTCTTTGTTAATAGAGGTATTACTTACGAAGTCAGCTTCATTAGTAACTTCAATAGTTTTAATGGAACAGGTAGTATTAACCTAAACCCGTTAAGACCCGGTGGTATTTCAAGTGTAACAAGTAGCACATCAATTGCTACTGGTTTCAAAACCGGTGGCATATTAACTGTTCCAGTGCGTTTTAGTTCTCCTACTCAAGCAGGAGGATTAAACTCCACTGGTACTGCTGTAATTAACTCAGCTGGTGCAGTGCAGTCTGTTACTGTATCCTTCCCAGGTTCTGGATATGTAAATGGAACTTACAATTACGGCAGCACAAATTGCCCTAATGTAATCATTGGTGGTGCTAGAATTACATGGACTAGAAGTAATGCAGGAGCAATTAGTGGTTACGAAATCATTGACGGCGGCGCAGGATATGCTGCTGGAACTGCTATCAACTTCCCAAGCTCTGGAGGTTCGACAGCGGCGGCTACTGTATCTAGTGTAGATAGCAATGGTGCTATTACTGGCATTACTATCGGAACGCCGGGCTCTGGATATACATCAGATCCAGCAGTTACATTTGGTAGCAGTTTAAATTATACATTAACTGTTACACCTGGATTCGTTGTAACAGCAGACCATCCGTTACCAAGTGAATTAACACTGATTACCGCAGGTAACAGAAGTATGTTGGCCAACGACTTCACGCAAATGAACGACTTAGGTTACGGCATTTTCTCTACCAACGGTGGTTTAGTTGAAAACGTTTCGATGTTTACCTACTACTGCTACAGTGCTTACTATTCGTTGAATGGTGCTCAATGTCGTAGTATTGCAGGTTCTACTTCCTACGGTCTAAATGGTTTGAAGGCCGAAGGCAGTGATCCAACTGAGGTGCCAATCGAAGTAAGGAACAAGCGTTCAACTACTCAAATTGCAACTGTTAATGCTATTGGTACATATACAAACAAAGCAGAAGATGCAACCTTATATGTTGATGGACTAAGCTATGAGCCAATTGCTCAGAGTCAGATTGAAATCAACCACAGTGGTACTATTGTAACCTACAACGTTAAGAGCGCTGTTCAAGATACTTCCGACAGCAATGTATATTCTTTATCGCTCGACGATGGTTCAGGACAAGGTCTAAGATATGCTGTTGAAGATGGAGCTTCAGTAACTCTACGAGTTTATTATAATCAAGAACTTTTAGATGTCAATGCCGCTACACTAAGCAGACCAAGTACTGTTTTAACTTTAGACGAAGATCCAACTTATGTCTATAGAATTTTAAAATATACAGACCTCGGTGGTGATACTGCTCTTGCAGAAAGCGATACACCATACAACTATATTAACCTAAGTCCTTGGACAGAAAGCAGCGGTCTATTTAGACAAGGTCTAGGTAACATTACTATTACCAGTGGCGGTGCAGGATTTAGTTCCACCACAACTGAATACTCTGCAACTATTACTGCTCCAAGTACTGCGGGTACTGCATCCGTTGCGGCAACTGCAACTGATACTGATTTGTTCAGCATTAGCGGTGCTAGTGGAACAATTATGGTTGGTAGCAGAGTAACACTGACTTCCGGTGGTACTGATCCAAATAGCGTTCCAACTTATGTAACATGGGTTAATGATACACAGACTTTAGTTCGAGTCAATCAAGAATGGACATGGACTAGTGGTGTTGGATTAACATTCTCAGGAACACAAGCAGTAGGTTACGGCCTAGCTAACTCCAGTGGTCAGATTTATAAGATTGTTCTTACAAATCAAGGTGCTGGTTACGCAGGTACAACTGCAAGAAATATCACAATCACTGGAGGATCCAGTTCTGCAACTGCAACAGCTTATCCAGACGGTGTTGCCGGTAATACAAAAATCAAAGTAGTTGATATTGATGCTAAAGACAAGGCACGTATCGACGTCGGTATTGCTAACGGTTACTACTATATATTCGGCCATGAAGGTAATCTATATAAGATTACCGATTATGCAAGTGCAGAAGATACAGGCAACGAATGGGGTGAAGTAACTGTTGAAACTTTAGTAGGCGGTTCTGCTCTACAAGACAATATTTTACCAACAACATTAAAAGCAGGTATTACTGCTAACCAAAAGGGTGACATTACTGTACGTATCAGTACAATGCGTGTTACCGGTCACGACATGTTGTATGTAGGTACTGGCGGTTATGCTGACAGTAAGTATCCAAACGACCTATACGGACCTCCAAACAATCCTCCGGACTCTAGTTTAGAAGTTCAAGAAGTTGGCAAAGGTCGTGTATATTATGCAACCACTGACCAAGACGGTAACTTCAAAGTTGGTAAGTTCTTCAGTGTTGATCAAGGACGTGGTACAGTAAGTATCAGCGCACCAATCAGTTTAACTAACGTTGATGGCATTAGCTTCAAGCGAGGTCAAACACTTGTACAGGTGTTCAGCGTAGATGGTACAATGGGTGGAAATAGCAACAACAGCGTTCCTACAGAACGTGCTATCCAAACTTATGTTAATAGTCGTTTAGGTCTAAACAGAAACAATACTACCGCCGGTGTAAGTCCAATTGGTAATGGTTTCTTAGATCGCGGTGGCGTTCTTGAAATGCTTGCTGATATCAAGATGGGTGACAACCGTGTTGTTAATATGGCTGATCCTATTGCTGACAAAGACGCAGTTAATAAACAATGGGCTAACTTAAACTATGTCAATACCAGTGGTGACACAATGGTAGGAACATTAGTAACTCAAAAGTTAGAGCCTAGTGCAAACTTAACATACGACATCGGTGAGAACGGTAAGCGTTATGTTAATGTTTATGCTAACCGATTCCAGGGTACTGCTACAACTGCACAGAGTTTAGATGCCGCAGTAACTATCCAGTTAAGTGGTGATGTTTCAGGTAGTGCAAGCTTCACAGGTGCCGGCGGTATTAATATTACTGCTACTATCCAAGCTAACAGTGTTGCGCTAGGAACAGATACAACAGGTGATTATGTTGCAACTGGTGCTACAAGCGGTTATGGTTTAAGTGGAAGCACAACTGGTGAAAATCAGACATTTACTGTTACATCTAATGGTACAAGTACAAATACTGCAGGTACATTAGTCTTTAGAGACGGTAATGGTGCGTTTAGTGCAGGAAATATCGGCGCTGAAATTATTTCTGCAACAGGAATGACTGCAACTTCCGTAACAGTTGGTTCGATTATTAAATCTGGTACAAGCGGCACTGGTAATATAGGACAAAGCGATAACCTATTCGGCACAATCTACGGAACAGCTTACCAAGCTAAGTACGCTGACTTAGCAGAAAAGTATTTGCCAGACGCACATTATGAACCAGGAACTGTTGTAGTATTTGGCGGCGAAAAAGAAATTACCGCTGCTACTGAGTTTATGGACCGCAGGATTGCAGGCGTAGTATCTACAGATCCAGCTTACAAAATGAATAGCGAACAGGCAGGCGGCATTTATGTTGCCTTACAAGGTCGCGTTCCTTGTAAGGTAGTTGGTACTGTTAAGAAAGGTGACATGTTGGTAGCAAGTGGGGCTCCAGGTGTTGCTACTGCTGAAAAGAATCCAGCACTAGGTTCTGTAATTGGTAAAGCATTACAAGACTACAGCGGACAAACTATTGGCGTTATCGAAGTTGTAGTAGGGAGAATTTAATGGCCTTTCAATATATTAATACAGGCACAAGTGCAAACAAGGGTGACGGAGATAGCCTCCGTCTTGCCTTTCACAAGATCAATCAAAACTTTACACAGGTTCAAAGTTCAACAACATCATCTGTAGTTGTTAGTGACAGTAATGATCTTCCGGCAATAGAGATTCAATCGTTCGGTGGAACATTCACACTGCCGGGAGATGATACTACCGAAGTCCAACTGTTTGAATTTGATCGAAGAATTTACAGAGGTGCAAGTATTGACATACTAGCCGAAAATCAAACTACACTTACACAAGACTCAGGCGGAAGTTACATGGTAACATGGAACAGCAGTACCAGTCATGTTCTAGGTACAGGCATTGTTAGCCTGCATCAAGACGGTACTACCAGTAACGCTAACTGGGACATTATAGATACTTCTATCTACGATAATCGTGTGAGAATCCAAGCATACAATGTATCAGGGCTAACAGCTACTAATACTATTTCTTGGCGTGCAAAAGTAAGTTTGTTTAGGTTGTAAAATATGACATCACCAGTATGGATCACGAACGCAGGTTTTTTAGGTACATTAACAGAGCGAACAGCAGTTAATATACCTTTTTCTGTTCAAGGTACTGGAACAACATTTAATATCATTTCAGGAAGTCTTCCTAACGGAATGGTATTACAGTTAGCTACTACTTCAACAAACTCCACAACAACAGGCTACATCATTGGAAATCCAATGAGTGTTCCTACAACACTGCGTAGTCAGTTTGTCATCCGTGCCACTAACAGCTTGGGTGTTGCTGACAGAACTTTCAGCGTTGATATTACAGGCAGCAGAGATCCAGTGTGGGTGACACCTAGTGGATTTTTAGCAGTAGGAACTAGCGGTGAATGTTTTGCAGTTAATGAACATATCGTAGATTATCAGTTATCAGCTGTACCTAATGTATTGTTTGATAACATGGAAATGCGATACTATATTGCAGACGGAGATGGACAACTGCCAAAAGGTCTCCGTCTAACAGAAGATGGCCGTATAACAGGTATCATTGACGAAATTACTGTTCAAGAAGAGCCTGTCGGCGTTACGGGGAACGGTTATGACACAGAAAAATATGATAGATATCCGTACGACAGCGCGGTTATACTTGAGAACCAAACAAACCGTCCGAAGTATATTAAAAAGATATATCAGTTCTACGTAACAGCTACTGACGGATTTAACAGCAGCCGAAAACTATTCAAACTACAGGTAGTAGATGTTAATAGCCTGCGAGCCGACACAGGTTACATCAGTGCAGATGCACGGTGTTTCCAAGCTGGCGACAGTTACTTGTATGCTCCTGCTTGGCTAAGTCCTGCTAACCTAGGTATTCGTCGTGCAGCCAACTATCAAATTGTAAGAATTAAAACATACGATCCGCATCCCGAACTAGGTGCAGTAAGTTGGGTATGGGATAACATCAGTGTTAATCCAGAAGTTAGAGCTATTGCAGATACACAATATAATACAGGTCCAAGTGGGCTAGCTGTAACTGTTCGTGGAGTAGTAGATACCTACGCTGATTTACCCTTAGTCAATACTATTGGCGATCTATACAATGTTCTAGATGAAACTGTTAGCTATGTATGGAACGGTACTGATTGGGAAAGTGCAGACTTCCTACCTAAATATAATCGAGCAGGAACTAGCACAGTACATTTAAAAAATCTAACCAGCTTACCTCAAGTAGGACAACAGCTTAGACTAGATACCTATATCCCAGATGCAATCTACACAACAACTTATACAATTAGTTCTGTTACAGGAACGACATCAACTTGTTTAGTGGGTATTAAGCACAGTCCTACACTAGTCGGTGATGTAGTTGTATATGATACAACTTTACGTGACGATATTCCGGACAACACTATATTATTCATCGGCAGCGAAAGTCAAAAGCCGCCTGGATTTAATCTTAATGAAACTACTGGCGACTTATACGGACAGATTCCTTACATTCCTGCCTACAGTGAAGATTACAAATTCACTATTCGTATGATTAAGACTGATCCTAAGACTGGGGATCAGAGCAAAAGCGATCGTGTATTCCAATTAAGGTTACAGGGTAGTGTTAATACAGATTTAGAATGGATTACTACTGCCACAGTTGGAACACTTGCCGCTGGCTATCAAAGTGAATTGTCTATTCAAGCACAACACGAGAACTTCCCTGA